GACAAATTCATTGTCAGACTAGTCACTTGTCCTTTGTGCTTAAGCTTTTGGACAGGGCTTGCTGCAGCTTTGTATGTGGACTCTTTTAGTGGGATACTGTGCGCTCCTTTAATATTGTTTTCTTACTTGTTATTTAATAAAATGCTTTAATGTCGCTACAAATTGATCCCAACTCGGTACACCTAGGCAAAAATGCTGGAGTTGTAGATAATATCTATATTGCCAGCTATGTTGGGGCAACAGGCGCTACAGGTAGTTGTGTACTACCTCCGGAAATACCTTATACTCCAGGTAATTCCTCATTAATTCCTCTTCAGCCTTCTTGTACATTTAATTTTACAGATGTACTGGAAATTCCTCCGATACCTACCCCTCCGCCTCCAGCGTCTTTTAGAGGTTGTGAGACTCTGTCGGCTTCTGTAGATCTCATCACCACAGAGGCGACCAAAAAAACCTCATTGAGTCTTGTTGCCGGAGGCCCATTTCCAGGAGATACAGGTACTAACGACTGTACTCTTAAACTAGTTGGTATTGTTGACATCGACGCTTGTACAAATTTTACAGCAACTTCTGCAGTTAATTTTAATAACGCTGCAGCAGGATCATTTCTAACGATAATTCCTAAAAGCATTCCTGATTGCGGTTTTGATTTGCGTGGAAGCATAAATATCAATGCTTGTGAAAATTTTACAGCAACTTCAAACATAACTTTTAACAATGCTTTAAGAGGTTCTTATCTAACTTTAACTCCTAGTAGTTTACCTAATTGCGGACTGGATATTTCTGGTAATCTGGATGTAAACGCTTGTGAAACTTTTAGTGCAACATCCTCAGTATCTTTTAGAGGTAATGCAGTTAAGAAAAGCTCTTTTAGCGTGTCTCCCACATCTACACCTAATTGCGGATTTACATTAAATGGTGATGTGGTCATCGATGCATGTACTGACTTCTCAGCTTCTGGAGGAATCAACTTTTCTGGAAAAGCGGTAAAATCTAGTTCAGTTACAGTTACTGCAGCGCAACAGCCTAACTGTGGGCTCGTACTATCTGGGAATGTTGAGATTGATGCTTGCGCCACATTCACAGCCATAAGCAATTTAAAGATATATGGGCAGGCTGTCTCAACAATAACTCCATTATCAATTTTATCCATAGGTACACCTGACTGTGGGTTTATTTTAAATGGTGAACTGAGTATCGATGCATGTGCTAGTGCTAGTATAGAGATAGTGCCGGATAATCTATACCCTAGCTATATAACGCTATACACGAACGTACCAAAAGGACAACCTCCAGATCAAGGAGAGGCATTTTCTTTTTCTCAAATGATTTTACGCAGCAGACCGCTCGCTCAAAGCGGCTGTGATTCGGTTGTAGCTATGTCGATTGACCCGATAGATCTAGCTATTCCATCAGAATGCTGCCCTATTGTAAAACCATATACACCGGGACGCCTGACAGGTTGCTGTTGGGATGAAGATGCTAATGGTCCTTTCTTATATAAAGATGAGTATACAAATGAGATGTATATAGGCGGGAATCTACCTATTCCGTGTTTTGTTTGCGACACGACCATAACTGCTCCAGGCACTATGCCTTTTGTATTTAGTGATTTAACGCTTAATTCATTAGCTGTAAATTACCTTGAGGGTACTAGTTGCTGCACATCTCCTACCGACAATAGGATAAATCTTTGTAACGGAATTATCCAATTCACAAATACATCCAACAATACTCAATTGTCTGCCGACTCTGCAACAATCAATCTTTTGGCAGGTTATGGAGGCAATACTCAGCTTAAAGGAGCTAATTTAGTTTTATCTGAGCCGTACAAAGCAGCAGACTTTACACCTAGTTACATCCAGCTGCTAGATACCTCGCAAGCTAATACATATCTATACACTACTGCAGACAGTTTGTATTATACAAACGCAGCAGGCTCTGAAGCTACAGTCACAGCCTCTTATTTTTTAATAGATCGCGCAAATGGAGATTTTGCGCAAATGAATGCATCGGGACTTAAAACTGAAACTGCTGCAGGAGCATACTCTTGGTTATACCCTTACGAACTATTCATGGATCAGGGCCCGTCAAGCGGCTTATACTCTCTTTTAAGACCCGACTCATTAACGATAGCCAATACAGCAAATCTATTCTCAGAAATAAAGCATAACAACATCAGAGTACAAGGAGGTCCTGATTCTTGGGCTCAATTCGTTACAGACATGGATTATAACGGTATGCAGGCGACCTCTCTCACCGCCCCTTCGACTTGGGCGTACCTGACCAGTACTGAAATATTAGTGCAAACTTCCGCTAGCACTTATTCAGCTATGGATGCAGACACCGTGGGTGTAGTAGACGGAAACATGTACTGTCAAATGAAGCCTGACAATCTCACAGTGGCCGATGGTAATGGAAATTACTCAGATGTGAGACCTACCTATATCAGAGCCGTCGACAGTGCAGGTTATGCACGGATATCTGGAACCGCATTAACCATGTACTCGCCAGGCCAAAAAGCCCCATATGCAGTCATTGATAAGAGCGGTGTGGAAGTGTTTTCTTCGACTTATACATACAGTGAATTAACAGACACAAAATTAAAGTTACGGGGCGACCGATACAACTGGATCGAGCTAAACGGCAGTACCTGCTCTATGGATATAGTCAGTGACGAGTTCATAACTACATTAGATTTTTCTGGTGCAGCAGGATATACTCTATTAAAATTAACCCAAGTATCTGTTTGCGTGGGAGGTGTAAATAAACCTGCTTGGGTGTTTATGCAATAATAGTTATGGCAGTACCTAATTGGCCTATATTATCAGGAAGTAGTTGTTCGTGTACTGCTGCATGTGGGACAAAACCTAAGTGGATTCGTGTAATTATGTCTTGGACGAGCGGTATTTCACAACCCTCATTAGCTGTAGATGGTGTTTTTGTTGGTAAAAAATTTGTGACTAGAATTTGCCAAGCAGGCGGGTTTCCTGCAGATTGCGACACTTCGCCAGCAGGCAAGGCGCAACCATCTTGGACCAAGATGCCTTATCTAGTAACTGGTACCACATGGGCATGCATGGACCCTGTCGCATTCTATAGACATACTATAACTTCGTATACTACCCCTACTACATATACTCGGTATACAGGTACAACTACAACAGCTACTTTTGATATAAATTTTGACAAATACAAGACAGATAAACCAACCAAAACTACTATGGTTGCCACACTGAATCCAAATGTTTGGTATCAAAACCTAACTTCAGATGTTTTTAATTTAGTTAACACATCTTGTAGTGATTTTGAATTTGGCCTTTCGTTCTGGAGCAGCGGCTGGACCATGATTACGCATGCTAACAGCCTAGGATATGTGTCTTTCAACCGCGATAACTTAGGAAGCTCATCAACAAACGTTACTTTTAGTGTAAAAGCAGACATTTACGATAGAGATCCTAATACAACTGGCGCTGTAAAGATGAGCTCTATAGCATCTTATTCTCCATATACTCCTGTAAAAACCCCAACATCATTCTCCGCTATTCCTCTAACACTTACTATCACTTACGGATCAACGATGTCATTTGCGTTTACGTAGTATGAACATTAATCAATGTTCTGGCACATCTACAGTGGAACTTAGAAATTCCTGATGATCTATCCATACAGGCTTACCTGTACTGTTGTCTATTACCTGTCTATACAACTTACCATCATTACCCTTGCGGATGTTGTTCACGAAAAAGTTAACTACTCCGATAGTAGTAGCCTCTACAGTCTGAATAGGATCTAGCAAACCAAACTGAGACTCATTAACTTCTCTAGAGCTATCAGGAATAGCCTCATTAGATCCTATACCTCCAGCACCCATTTTAGTAACCTTATGGGCTAGCATGTACTGCTCCATAGGGTTCACACCCTCAATATTCTGAGCTAGTGAATTTCCAACAAATACGCTTTTTACTTGAGGAGAAAAGAACCCTGCATGCAGCCATGATAAGTTCCTTTTCTGCCTAAGCTTATTTTTTGCCTTAAACTGTATCTTACCAGCATCGTGGTCGATATGCTCTTTTAAGTAATCTTCTGCACCTAGAAATTTAGAGAAAATTACATTATCTCTATCGTCTGCTTCTACATGACGTCCAAAGACTTTTAATAGCTTTTTTGAAGCCTCTAGTATTAGTTGAGGTGTAACAAAGCTGATACTCGAACCTAGTGTACGCCCCATAACACTAGCATCAAGTTTCATGTTTCTAAAATAATCTTTTAGTTTAGTTATTTTTTCTTGTTTACTTAAGCTCATATTTAGTTATAGTAGATGAAAATCAGTATAAACTCAAAACAAATGACGTTCGAATTTGACTACAACCTAGACACCGACGAAATATCTATCGTCTATCAAGGCTCGTTCGTTCTTAAAGCAGAGTTTGATGGTGAGCGTCCTACTTTTCGTAATTTTGAGAAGATTAAAGACGAAGAGATCGAAATCATGCTAAAGAACCTTTGCCGGGCTGCGTTCAATGTGCTAAGTTAGCGCATTATGAACAAAACAGAAAGACTTCGACCTGATTGGGATCAGTACGGTATGATTTTGGCTTACGCGGCAGCCACAAGATCTCCTGACCCTTATGTAACTGTCGGAGCAGTAGCTTTTAGAGAAGATCACTCTACAGTAGCTACAGGATACAATGGCGCTCAAAAAGGTGTAGAGATTGACTGGACGGATAGAGATGCCAGACGCCCTTTCGTGGTGCATGCTGAACGTAACTGCTTGGAACATGCAGGAGTAGGAGAAGTACATTCTCTATATGTAACCTTATCTCCTTGTAGCGATTGTATCGAACTCATGGCTGCTCATGGAGTTAAAGAAGTTGTGTATGATGAGGTATATGACAAAGATACTCAGGCATTCGAAAAAGCAAAACAGTACAACATCGTATTACGCCAACTAGCACTATCAGATGACTACAAAAAAACATTACGCCCTCAGCTCTAGAACTTACATTCCAGCAGCTTCATCAAAAACAAACATTGTTCTCTACGGATCTTTTTCTCGTACAAAACATAGTTACACTTCCTCGCAGGCTGCAGAAACATGCCTTATGGAGAAATGGGAGTCTATGGCTGCCAAATCTGGAGGACATTATGTAATTGGAAGAGATGGAACAATATACGCTTGCGTAGACCCTTCTAATTGGACAGAACATGCAGGTCCAGGTAAACGCTTTCAGCAAATCAATAGGCGTTCTATCTCTGTGTTTTTAACTAACGAGCTTTTCTTAGAAAAAGAAAATAATAACTACTATGCCTTCGGCTTCAAGGGGCTGCATAATAGCTTATACCGTGGTAAAGTTTTTGAAAGAGCTTTTAAGGGCTATACCTACTGGGCAGACTATGATGAACCTCAGATAACTGCTCTCGGTGAGCTGCTTAAAGAATTAAGTGAAGCGTACGCTATTCCTCTAACTATGCTGACTAAGACTGCAGGCTTCGTACAAAACGCTGACCGCAAGTCAGGCATCGTGTCAGGCTCTAATTTAAATGAATCTTCGTACAGTTTACCTTTGCCGACGTGGGTCACAGATAAGCTTAAAGCTGAAGGCATTCAGATTGTTGGTTAAAGGCAAGATTTAAATTTTTGACCTGAAAACTTAAATTCTTGTAGGCAAAACCTAAGTTTTGGTACTATTATAGGTCTACTAGGTAGCTAGTAGTCGGTAACAAAAAAACAAATAAACAACATGAGTAAAGAATTTTTAAGCAAGCTCGTACACTATCGGACATACGCAAAATACCTTCCAGAGGAGCTAAGGCGTGAAAGCAGAGACGAGACAATTAAGAGGAATATGGATATGCATATTCGTAAATTTCCTCAGCTCGCCGAACCTATCGAGAAAGCCTATGAGCAGGTGTATGCTGGTCGCGTAGTACCTAGTATGCGTAGTTTTCAATTTGCAGGAGAAGCTATTGAAAGACGTAACAACCGCATGTTCAACTGCAGCTTTATCAATATCACAAAGTTCAGAGATTTTGCTGACTTGTTCTACATGAGTATGAGTGGTGTAGGTGTGGGGTTTAGTGTAAAGAAAACCCATATCAAAAGTTTGCCAGCTATTCCTGAAGGTGCTGTCGAAGCTCCCTACGTTATCGCAGACTCTGCAGAAGGCTGGTGCGATAGCTTGATGGAGCTTTTCCGTAATCCTGATCTGCAGTTCGATTACACTACCATCAGGCCTATGGGTGCACCGTTAAGTACAGGCGGTACAGCTAGCGGTCCAAAAGCTTTAATCAAGATGCATGCTAATGTTCGTGCAATCCTTAGGAAAGCGGTAGGTCGCCAGTTAACTCCGTTTGAATGTCATAGAATTTCTTGTCTGATTGCAGACTGTGTGGTTGTGGGTGGAGTACGTAGAGGAGCATTGATCAGCTTGTTTGATGTGGATGATGAAGAGCTCCTCAACTGTAAGGCCAATAACTGGTGGGAGAAATATCCTGAACTAGCTAGAGCAAACAACTCAGCAGTTCTACGCAAAGACGACCCAGACTTTAAAGATAAAGCTGGTAGGGTAATTGATGCTTGTTTTGCAGGAGGACAAGCTGAACCTGGCTTAAGTCTTACTAACGACGACGATATGGGGTTCAATCCATGTCATGAGATTGCACTCAAGAGCATGGGTGTTTGTAACCTTACCGAGATTAATGCAGCCCAATGCTTTAGTAAAGAAGATTGGCTCAAGGCAGTTGTTAGTGCGACGATTATCGGTACGTTGCAAGCAACCTACACAGACTTTAAGTATGTCCAGCCTGAGTGGAAAAAGAATGCGGATGATGAAGCTTTGCTAGGTGTAAGCATCACAGGTCAGGCTGAAGCCCAAGCAATTCTCACTCCAGAAAATCTAGCTGAAGGAGCGAAGACAGCTGTGGAAGTTAATAAGCTATGGGCCGCTAAGCTGGGTATCAAACCTGCAAGAAGAATTACCACAACCAAACCTTCTGGTACTAGCAGTAGCTGGTTAGGTACGACTGCAGGTGTGCATGCAGGTCATGAAATTAGATATATTCGCAGGGTACGCATGGATAAAGTGAGTGCACTAGGAAAAGTCTTGAGCAAGCGCTTCCCTGCGTTTGTGGTTGAAGATCCATTCAACAGCAACGACATGATTATGCAAGTTCCTATCAAGCTGTACGATACGACTTTGCTGCGTAGCCAGGAAACCGCTGTTCAGTGTCTTGAGCGTGTAAAGGGCTTGTATGACAATTGGATTATGCCTGGTCATGTGGAAGGTCCTAATACTCACAATATTAGCCTCACTATTAATTATCATGAGCATGAAAAAGACGCAATCAGAAGATGGATGTTAGATAACAGAGATTCTTATTACGGCATCAGTCTTATTCCTTATGATGGTGGTGATTATAAATATCTTCCTTATAGTCAGCCGCCGCATCCTGAAGTATTTGAAATCCTAGACAAAGCATTTGCATTAATTACAGAAGACTTCCGTTTCGAGGATATCAGAGAACGTAAGGATAACACAGACTTCAAAGGCGAGGTTGCATGCGCAGGAGGTGCCTGCTCATTAGAAATCTAATCCATTCGAATTCGACGGGTTTAGCTGATAGCTAAAAAAAAGAGCCGCAGATCCAATTAAGGACTGCGGCTCTCTCTTTCAACTGGAGTTATTCTTCCTCGCCTCCACCGACAAGCATGTCCCACTCTTCATCAGTAATCCCAGTTTTAATAAACTCACGCTGATCTGCCGTAAGGTTTGGGAACGCATGCTGTAGCAGCATACCCCCGTGGTATGCTGTCAGCTGCGCCTCAGTCACTGGAAGGTCCAGTGTACGGGTTTTCCCCGATATTTCAGATTTTCTTGTGATTTGCATATTATTTTTTGTCTGTTGGAGGTAGTGCAATGACCACCTTATCTTTCCACTCATTCCAGCTAGCTTCGATCATGGCCAGCTTTTCTTCCGCTGACTTGCCTTTTGCTATAGATGTACCTCCACTACCGTCAAATAGGTTGTAAAGTAGACTATCTAATGCCTGAGGCTGATCAGGATCCCCCATACCACGGAACGTAACGATTTCCCAGCTACAATCCGTTGTCGCATCTTTACCGAGCTTTTCATGTGAGTACAAGATTACATCCGCAGCCTTGACTGGGTCAGCTGTCAGAGTGTAGTGACCTCTTACCGTTTTGCGGGGAAGCTCATTTACTCCTGGTCTAGACTCAAACGAGGCTACAAGAGCCTCTGTCCCTCTTAATGTCACCACCTCACCCTTCACAAATCCAGGTGTAATTGGTACAATTACGATGCCAGGTTCTGTGCTTTTCGCGTTATCCCAGTTTGATTCGATCTCTCGAATTAATTCCGGCCAGGTCACATTTAATGCGTATTCCCTTTTCAGGGCGAACGAGTTTACTGCGATTGTATTAGTTGTTGTTTGCATAGTGTTGGTTAAGTAAAGACTAATTAGCTAGTCATAGTATTATCCCACTTTTGGGCTGATTTTTGGCTGGGGGGGTGTTATCATACGGGCAGGTGGTTATGACTAAAACAAAACCTCTATTTTTGGTATATACAGAACATCCGATGTGCAACATAGACTGCGCTGACGGTGTTCGAGATGTTCTCGAAAACTCGAGAGAGTATACTGTGCTCTTGGTGGGTCCTAGCAGTTTTCCATATAAAGAGCTTTCTGAAAAACTATTACACGAAGCAACTTGTTTGATTATACCTGGAGGTATAGGAGAATCAGATCAATACGATAACTCTAAGCTAAAAACCTATGCAGGTTTAATAAAAAATTATGTAGCCTGTGGAGGTAGATATCTCGGCATATGCATGGGTAGTTATTTTGCAGGACATCATTATTTAAACCTTCTTAAAAAAGATACTAGAGTAGTGCAGTATGTAAAAAGAAAAGATGCTGTTGTACACCACGAGAAACCTGCGGTAATTGAGTTGATGTGGGAAGATAGTAACCAACATATGTACTTCGCAGATGGTGCAACATTTGTAGCTCGAAGAGGATGCAGACATGTTTCAGGAGAAATCGTAGCGCGCTATATGAACGGTGATCCTGCTGCAATCATTCAGTCACATAAAAAAGGACGTGTTGGAGTCATAGGACCTCATCCAGAAGCACACAAATGGTGGTTTTACATAGAGAATAATATTCGCGACAGATGGCAGGATTGTATAAAACATCATCTTCTACTGGACTTTGTAAAAAAGCTGCTGTAGTTTGTGTGAATGAGTATTGCAACTAAAACAGGAGACAAAGGAACAACTGGCATGCTATTCGGCGCCAGAGTAAGTAAATGCGATCAACGTATTGCAGCTGTAGGAGATATAGATGAGCTAAATGCTGCACTAGGACTAGTCAAGCGTCAGCTAGTCCGTAAAGAAAATACACGCGACTATGTACATGAATTTGACACAATTCAAAGACAACTAACCTGGCTGATGGGTGAGGTAGCTACCGAACCAGACAAGCGTGCTGAGTATGTATCGAAGTATCCATATATTACTATCGAGCATCTAGAGCAGCTGGAAGATAGACTACAGATTTACGAAAGCAGTACTAATACCAAGCAGACAGATTGGGTTATGTATGGTAATAGTGATGCAAGCGCTTTATGCGATTTTGCTTCTAAAGTATGTAGAAGAGCAGAACGCTCTTTTTTAATTGCAAAGAACGAAGAACAGTGTGAAAGTGATAGTCATCAGTACAGACCTTTGCTTGCTATGTACCTAAACAGACTAAGCGATTTCTTGTACGTAGTTGCCAGGTATTATGATTTCATCGAAACATTAAACTAACAAACACATGAGTATTAATAAGAAAAAAAGACAGACAGTTACTAGTCAGCTAAAGCAGTTCAAAAACAGCATCGAGTCTATCAAGAGCTTCTTGAAAAATAAAGACACTGAAGAAGATCAATGCTGTGAATGCGGTAGTGCTGCATGCTTATGGAGCAAATACGATCAGTTCAATAGTTCAACTGATAACGAGCCGCGCTCTTTTGACAATATGTTCGAAGTAAATAAAAGTACCTCGTATGATGTTGAGGTGAGTAATGTAGTTTTCTCTCCAGGCACATACACAGACACCACAACGGTGCAGGTGGGTAATACAAAACTTACCGGAGTTTCAAAAGCTGTTTTAGAGTATGATGCAGAGCTAGGATTGTCTGTACTCAGACTAGAAATTATCGCTCCTCAAGTGAGTCCTGCTTCTAGCTAGGTTCAATAACTATCTGCCTCAATAGCCAGCCCATGGTCCTCGTGATTATGGGCTGGTTTTTTATTGTAGTAATTGGTATCATATTTTCATTATGTTTATTCTACTCGTAGCATTTTCAGCTTTGTTTGTTGCAGGTTGTGCTGCTTTTTTTAGCATAAAAGGGCTTATTGTTCTTTTCTCTGGCAGCGCACTAGCTATCGGCATAATGGCTAGTTCTCTTGAAATAGGAAAATTGGTTGCAGCTAGCTTTCTACACACCTACTGGAAGCAGATCAGTTTGCTCTTGAGAGTATATTTGTGTGTAGCTGTGATCACTTTGATGGGTATAACCAGCTTAGGCATATTTGGATTTCTTACTAGTGCTTACCAAACACACTCAGCTTCAGTAGGAGCTTTTGAAAGTAAAATAGAATCTCTGGTTGCAGAAAAAACAGCTATTGAAACAGGTGTAGCTGAACATAGCGAACGTATCAAAAGTCTCACCACGCTGAGACAAGATCAGGAGCAGCGAGTCAAAGATGCCGGCAACTATAAGGCTCCTAGAGAACAGGCGTACAAAGCTATTGAAGAAGCTAATCTAGAGATAAGACAAAAAGAGGAAACTCTAGCAAAAGATAGAGAAAGAATCATCGAGCTAGAGAAGAGCATATCTACACTGAAGATAGATATGAATACTAACACTGATGTAGGCTCGTTTAAGTTTATTGCAGCAGCCACCAACTCTACTGTGGACGAAAGCGTCCGCTATTTTATATTTGCCCTTATCTTTGTGTTTGACCCTCTCGCTGTAACTCTAGTCTTAGCCTGGAACAAACTACTTGAAGCTCGAAAAGCTAGAGAAGAAAGTGAAGAAAAGGCATATATGGAAAGTCTCAAAGCTCTGGCAGTAGAAGAAAGCAGAATCCCGCAAGATACCCAGCAAGATACCCAGCAAGATACCCAGCATGATACGGATGTTGTAAAAAAAAAGTAGAATTGCAAACTAGCGAAATTGCTGCTATTAAAGAAAGCGAGTCAAATAAAGTGCTCACTCCTGAGGAAATCATGAAAGAACAGGAAAGAAGGCGGAGACTCGGCGGAGCCAACGATTCGGTAGTTAGCTTTTAACTATCTGTTTCTTACATCCTCAAAGCTTAACAGTTCATCTAGCAAATTTTCCCATGCTAGCTTTTCTGTTTTAGCTGAAAGCTTATAGTCTTTAAGTTTACCCTTAAGGTAGTTGGCTTCAGTCATGGTAGTGACTCTGCTCATGAGTTGATAGGCTAGATGGTCTATAGCGTCAACATCACTGTCTGTAGCTTCTAGCGCATACTTAATCAATTTACCTCTAGCTTGTATAACGCTAGCATAATCCCCAGAGTATTCTTCGCCAGCTATATAACACAACTGCTTATGTAGTTGCTCTCTACTCAACGGCATTTTTCTGAAGTTTTTGTAGTTATGAGATACGAGCGTTTTTCTAACGTCGTCAACACTCATATGATCCCAGCCAGGAGTCCAGCGATCTCTAGACCTAGATAAAACCCACTCTACGGCTAAGCTGTAGCCATTATCATTGTAGACGCAGTACCAGTCTATCTCGTGAGGTAGAGGCACTACACCCAAAACGTCCAGATATATCCTGCGTATAATATACGACTCATCTTCGTGTTGCCCTGGGAAAATATCGCTGAGGCAAACAAAAGCCAATATCGCAAATATGCACAGATCTCTCCTCATCAGAAAAATAGTCTAGCTAGGGTTATTAATCCTACCAGTGCACATACCGCACTAGCCATCACAACTCCAAGCCCTAGAAGAATATACATCAATGTCTTCATATTAATAGGTTGGGTGTAATGTGTTGTGGTTGTCGTCGAATGTTTGAACGATAAACTTACATAGCTCACTTCTCATAATATCTTCGTTAGTAAACGCTAAACTATAGATGCCCATTTTTTCAGCTTCGGGAGTATTGAACATGTGTAGACACTTATCAAAACCTCCTTGTTTAGCTTTAGGCAGATCGCTCTGAGCACTGTCTGCACAAAGGATCATTCTTGTAAACTTACCTATGCGCGTGAGCAGTGTTTGGATTTCGTTGATTGTCATATTCTGACATTCATCTATAACCACACATCTGGCAGTCCAACTAGCTCCTCGTACAAAGTTGATAGGCTGATAGATAAACCTGCCCTCGCCTTTAAGTCTTTTAACTTCTCCAGCAGGAAGAAGTTCTTCAATCTTATCCTCAAACGGTCCCATATAGGGCTCGTATTTGCCTGCAATGTCCCCAGGGAGAAAGCCTAGTTTAGAGTCTGCACTTTCAACAGCTGCCCTAACAAATACAAGATCACTAACCTTCTTCTGGTTAAGCAACTCAAGTCCGATTCTCACAGCGCTGAGGGTCTTACTGCTGCCTGCAGGACCTGCCAGGAAAATGATCCTGCAGTCTTTACTTCCGCCAAGCTCTATTAGCGCCTTTTGCTTCTCTGTCCATGGAAGCTCTCGGACATGTAGTTCAAAGTCTATCTTCTCTCTCTGATAAACTTTAGGACTAGTATCTTTTTTAGGCTGGTCTTTAGGTTTCTTTTTTGAGGCTACTTTAGGTTTTTCCATATAAGCATTATACTATGACAATATTGAAGCTGGTAGCTAAAAAAGAACTGGGCGTTGGGTGCCAAGTTCTTTGTATTATCACTTTTTTTTAGTTGTTTGCCCTGATAGGTGTTTAGCCAATTCAAGTCTTAAATCATCCAGATCATCTTGTGTTCTAGATAATTCGATGCATGTGTTTTCTAATTGAATGATTCTCTGCTGCATATCAATTAGCTCTTTCACACGTATATTGACTTGAACAGACTTAAATGAACCTATTGAGCCTGCTGTCACTATAACTAACAGCACTATATTGTCTATTAATTGCTGTTTGATTTTTTGTAACATATTATTTATTTTGGTGGGTTCAGCATCGTGTATTTACGACTTAAACTACCTGCTAACATATTGTTTATATGAAACCCTGCACGACGCATAGCTTCTTTTATTTTGTGAGGTCTTCTGAAGTTGCTGCCGTCATCCAGATACTCGCTTTTGAATTCGAGATCGTATAGTTGAAATATTTCCAACCATACTTTTCTTCTGTTATAGAATTCTTCAACAGTGTCGTTGCATCCCCATAAATAAAAATCTACACCTGTGATCTGATACAGCCACATAGAATAGCCGAATATAACTTGTTGCAGCTCTAGATGAGCTTCTCTAAACTGCAACTTAAATAAGGCTTCAAACACTTCAACAGTCTCATTAAATGCATGTTTGACGTGGTAGCTTATAGGATGCTTTCTACCTCCAAGGATATCTCCATGTACGACAGACGCTTTTCGTTTATTAAGCTCGCTCATTTTTATGGTAGCTGTATTTATCAAAAAGGTTTTTTTAATTTTTTAATGTCAGGCCCAATATAGTCTTCTCCATGAGGGAGACCGTGCTCTAGCTTGATGAATGGGTCTGACCCAACTGTAGCTTTATACGTACCTGGCTTGATTGCGTGTTTGGGTAGCTTCAGATAATGCTGTCCGCTATCAGCATCTATTCCAATATATCTAAATCTACCGGGCTTGACACTAATGCCGAGCTCTTCTTTGAGTTCACGACTAGCTGCTTGTTGTGGTGTTTCATTACCTTCAATTCCTCCACCAATGAAACGTCTTTTTCCAAAATTTTCTTTCCATGCTGGGTTCACCAGTCTCTCCAGTAAATATTGTCCTTTGTAGGGTATGATCACTCGCACCCTTTCTTTCGTAGCTTTCTTTTGCATACTGTTTTCTATACCTATAGGAATAAGCATCCTAGGTGCATGGATTTTAAATCCTGAAGGTTTGTGAGTTAGTCCGACGTACTTGTCATCTAAAACAGAATCCACTTTAAACTGTTTCGGATGTTTATTTAGCAGATCTGCAAGTATTCTGTTTTTACCTGCATAGTCGTTATTATCCGACTTTTTTTTAGCCTTTATCAACCGTTTCAACTCAAGCGATTTTGCAAGCTTGATTATGCTGTTCGATAATAGGCTCATTGTGTATCTAAGGTAAGATGTAACCTATCAATATATTATACCAATTAACTGACCAAAACTAGGTCATGCAACTAACAAAAATATTTAATTTCAAGCTTTTCAAGGGAAGCTCGTACCCACTCAACACTGTCTGTTCTTGTCCAAAGTTCAGTTTTATTTCTGATACCTTTTACAAAAACATCAGAAAGCTCTTTACCGTAACTAGGCTCAGGGTTGCCATACATACCGTTATCTAATCCAAGCTTTCTTGCGTTAGGCTGCCCTTCAAGCACACGCATCCAGCATTTACGAAAAGAATCAGGACTCACAAGCCAGAAGCTTAATAGATCCATGTCCAATAGTCTGTCAGCAGGTTTGACAACCAAAGAACCGTAGAAGTTATGGTTATTCTTGGAGATGCTACAGTATTGCGTAATACTCACAGCTCTTCCAGACTGCTCTAGAAGATGTGCAATAATAGCAGTGATCGCACCACGCTCAATAACGCTTGTTTTAGAGAAATTGTAAGGAGTGGTAACATTGTAGCCTATGTTAATGATCCTACGCTCTTCGTCAGGGTCAGTAGATACATATGAACCTCTATTCTGAGCATCTTGCGGCTCTAACCAGCATTCAGGAATGCCTGCGCATACGAGCCCAATATCAAAGAACAACCCACTGAGGCTTGGGTTAAATTCTTTCCAGAACTTCTCAGGCTCGATATACAAAGACAAACTCTGCAATAGATCATGAATAGCTACAGCTCCCTCAACCCAGCCTGTTCTGGCAGAACTAAGCACATCCATCATGCTGGCATGATCTACAAAATCTACAAAATCTTCTGTAGATTCGAATTTGATAGTTGTGTCCATGCTATTAAGCCTGGCGAATTTTAGCCACAGTTTCAGCAGAAAGACTCTTATACAAAAGCCCCTTCTCAAGGAATTGCTGAGGTACCCCTTGCTTGATTAGAGCAATACCGTTGTATGTAGCGCGAGGCGAGATGATCGTTTTAACTCCCAACTCTGCCACAATATCTCTAACCTTTTGCACTGTAGCCAACCAAGCCTCAACTGTAGGTACTTTACCAGCACCTTCATTCCATTTAGGAGAAGCTACACCAGAGAAGCCTGCAACGTGAGCTTCAAGGCCGTCATCATAAGGCATCTCAACAAAGAAGAAGCGATCTAGTGTGGCCGCATCAATCTGTGTACGCCCGACATAGCTGATGGAGGATCCAAGACCAAAAGTATTAGCGCAAGATACAACCACAAAGTTTTTATGTTTCTTAACAACTTTATCAGGGAACAATGTTTCGTCGCCTGACAAAGAACTGTTGAGTACAGCCAGTACGTTAGCATTTCCGTTATCTACTTCATCCAAACAGAAGATACCTCCATGCTCATAGATTTCACGGAAGCTTGTGGACCTGTATACACCGTGAGCATCAAGATAACCCAAGAAATCAGTTTTAGTGGTCTGACTACAAACACTGAGAGCTGCGTAAGGCATCTTTAATTCTGTGGCAGCGCTAGCGGCCAAAGTTGATTTACCGCTACCAGCAGGACCGACCAACCATGTATGACACCTGGCTGCCATTGCCTTTTTAAGTAAAGGCAAAAGATAGTGATGACGCTTCTTATCAGCAGCAGGAACGCCTACAGTGGATTTTGAAGATGTGGATGTACCCGTCTGTACCTCTTTTTCCACCTCTTTAATTACAGGGTTTTCCTCAAGAGCCTTGTCAATTTTTTCTTGTAGCTCAAGTTCAGTCTTAAGATCCAAAAGAGGATCAATTTCTACCCTATGGGCTGCCCAGAATTGTTTACGTAATTCCTCTTGCTCAGGAGTCAATAAGCCTTTCCAGTTCCATTCGTTTTCCAATTTTAAACGAAGATTAATGATCTGTTGTTCTAGTTGAGCGATAGTCGGAGTTGTCATATATATACTATTATTTATTATTTAAAGCTAGGAGTCAACCAGCATTTTAAGTCAGCAAACTTAACCTGCTTACTTTATTTAACAGCTATCTCAATAGGTTTAAATGTAGACACTGGTGCATAACGCGAAAAAAACAAATTTAGAAATCTGCATCTCTCTTCTACATGCGAATCTACTTTTGATATAATGTGTCCTCCTTCATCTAGAGAAACCACTGGAGAATCTACAGAATAGCATTTAATGTCATGGTACACACTAGCAGTCAAACATAAAAACATGTCCTCCCCATTCCATTTAATCACTGTGGTATTTTTGTAGTCCCCCATAATAGGCTCCTGCTTGCAAGCCGCCAGTATATTTTCGTATGAAGCCATGCAGCAGCTAGTAAGTAAAAAGTCTACATCTCCATGAAAAGCCGTAGATCTATACTGATATTCGCCTGTAGCTAAATCTTTGTATATTCTTCTCCCTTCGGCACCAACCACCCTTTTCGGATCCTCTTTCCATTTCTGATAAACCATCGACAGTGTTTTTGCTGGTAGAATGACATCATCGTCAGTGAACAGTACGCATCTGTTTTTAGTGTATTTTTTAGCCGCTATGTATCTTGTAAATACACCATACTCTCTGTCTGTTTCCCACTCGTAAACGTGCTGAACTTTTGGTGAGTCGTACTCAAATACGGTAGACTCCAAACAATGCACCAGTATTATCTGCCCTACCGCCATTATATTGTCATAGTATGGCAAGATGTGGTTTTTTATGTTATCTGAACGTTTAAAGTTCATGATAACAATTGTGATTTTCTGGTTAAACGTCCGTTCGCAATGATCTAAAAACTGTGCATGCAACATCTCTCTATGTTTGTGAAATCCAGTAAAATGTACTATATGGTATTTTAGGAATTCATTATACAGATACCTAAGATCTGTGACCTCGTTATAAGTTCTGTCAAAGTGATAGCAGCAAGGCATCATGTTATACATGCAGCTGATGTCGTAAACATTACAGTTATGCACCTTCATCAAATAATTTTGCCAGCACTGAGTAGGGTATGGGCTCTGGAATAAATCTGCATCCCTGGACACAGATTCAAAGCTGAATATGTCTCTGTATATTTTGGGGATAACCATTACTCCGGTGTTATAGTAGATGTCATCGATGGATGTATCCCTATTTTTTAGAATATAGCGATAGTCGTGAGGAGCATCGTTTAACCCGGACTCTCTAGGTATAACCAAAGCGCCTAATGCGTCAGCAGGTACAACATTGAATAGATTAGGAGCAAACGGAGATATCACGGTTGTGTCATCCAGCCACATCACTCTGTCATATACAGCTAGGGCATTATAGACTACCAATATTTTACAAACATAATTTAATATGTTAGGCCTACGGCTTTCGTAGGCTGTTGCCTCAGCAACCTGCTCTTCTGTAAGCACACTCAAAGGATCGTTTATGATCTGCAAATCAGCTTTCCAAGCAATGGCTAATTCTTGTAAGTATTGCTTTTTTGAATTTGTAAGATACGGACGGTCAGATGAAGAGAATATCACAATTACATTCTTACCTTTATGGTTGAATAATGTACAATCTTCTACTCTATTCAGATTAGCTGTGCACCAGTTGTAAACCTTAGCTCTGTTCTCGTTTATTTGGTGTACAAGTTTTGGAGCATTGTTAGTGAACCCGAGCTTAACCGGAGGCTGTTCAAAAGAGATTTGACAGGGTAAATCGTTAACGAGAACATTTGAGATTTTGCCTTTGTAAAAAATCTTTTTTACTTCAATCTTCTGTTCTTCGAGCATAGGCTCAAATGTAACTTTGTAGCTGTCTACAAACCTGCCTCCATTAATAAAACTGATCCCTTTACCATGTCGCTCATTCTCTCTTGTCTTGTTATGTAAAACATGAGTGGAAGTAAATTTTGCAGCTGAGTTAAATTCAAAGCCAAGTATCAAACCGTTACCCACAATCTCAACCGCCGTTGCTTCCTGCTCCACACTCAACTCTTGAATGTCTGAAAACACCTTACCCAGAGGAGCGTCATACTTAATATTCTTGAATTCTCCATTCGACGCATATTCGGCAATCTTGCTATTTATATTCGAAGCAACGGCAACCCAATCACTAGTCTCTGATTCTACCAATAGCAAATTATTCCTTGAGGCGTACGCTTTTAAATTGGTTAAATATTTTAACCTTTTGTCCGTCATATCCAGATGCGCTAATGTAAGTAAAACCGGAACACACATGTTTTGTTTAGACAGCAAAAGCATAGCATCCAAGCATTCGTGTAACTCTACAGCGTCTAAGAATTGATTTGTATTAAAACAAGATATTACAACATATTGAGCATTCGAGGATTCTAGCGTTTGTTTAAAATAGCAAATACCTGCATTCTTCAGATTACCTG